AACGAGCATATCCTCTCAATTTTTCCTTAATGCGTGCCTGACCAAAATATTTTTCCCACGGATTAAATGTATCCGCAAGCTGCGTACCCTCGGTCCATGTCACAGCATGAATCTCAATGGGACGAGCGAGAAAATCGCCTAAGTCTGTTTCATGATTAGCTCCATACTCAAATGTCGCATCATTATCATTACCTATGCTATAGTCAAAACCAGTATCAGCATCATGAAATGTCATTTGCTGATTAACGGTCATATTTGATATTGTTTCGTCAATATCGAACGATTTATTTTCAGTGTTTGCAGGTCAATATAAAAACTATAGGCAGGCCCATTCCTATAGTAGTTTGTTTCAATTACTGTGGCATTCCTAACCACTATATTCAAGTAATATTTCGAGGATCGCTCGGGAATATTTATATAAGCACCCTGCTTATAACGACGTTTGAAACTTCTAGTCGTTAAAGTGTATCTGCACTTATACATATCCTTTGGTTTGTAGACACGGATATAGCGCCTAGTTGGATACGATTACACCACTGCTCTTCCATCGATCAATATGATCTTGGTAAGTGGGGAATTCGCGTCCACCATTAAACTCCAGTAAATTGAGTTTAACACATATGGAACTAAATTGCTTACGCCTAAGCTGAAATTCTTCTTTGCCATAATAAAAGAATTCACTCAATGCCGATTCCATGACAGCTAGAGTTTGTATTTCAGGGCATACTGTGGTTGAAGGAACCCACATCATTAACATTTTATGGAGAGAACTCATCTCTAATTTACAACCATAATCATTCAAATCATCATTCCATACCCAAAATCTCTTCAGGAATGAAACTTCATCAATATGTATATAGGGAACACTAGCAGCCTCTTTATCTGCCATGGTATATTCAATACCAATCCCAGCTAATACTTCTTGAAGAGTTGTATGATTAAACCAACTGATTTGCTTTGATACGCCCATAACATTATCATCTCCATATGTCATAAGCTTTACTCTCTGTGTAAAAGTCTCAACTTCATGTTCAGGGTTCAAAATGTAATACGAGTAACGCATATATAAACTATTAACAATACAATTAATTATAACAGTTAATGGATGCCCAGATGGATTTGAACCAATCAAGGCAAAAATATCTGCAAAGAACTCTGTTAAAGAATATGAAGTATCTGTTCCAATACCACGCAATACGCGAATATCTTCTTCAGAAAAATTACCAGAATATTCACACATCTTAATAATTACAACATACGCACCATATATTACCTCAGCAGCCATTGTCTTATCATAGGTTCTAAAATCACCTGCTATAATTTGAAGTTCTCCAAATTCAGTCAAATAAGCTCTGATTTCTCCCCATTCCTTAGATTGACATGTCGTACCAGGACACATCTCCGATACAAATTTATTATTCTGAAATAATCTAATGATCGCCAGTGTGTATTTCCTCACTACCAATGACCAATCAAAAGGAGCACCTGAAAAGACGCGGGTTTTAGCTATGGCTATATTTTTAAAACTCGTGGGTTCATCTTTCAAATGACTAGAAAATAATGGATAAACTCTCTCACCAGATCTATACCTAGATTCAATCGCAGCAGATCTAT